CGGTAAAGACTATTAGTGATTATTTGGAAAGCCTATGATTTACGAATTACAGGAAGTTATTCGTTCGGTAGGGTTTGAGCCGCCGGAAAGCATTATTGCTGGCAAGGTCAAACGATTTTCCACCAACGGCAAAAAGTCTGATAAATCTGGTTGGGTTTTCTTATTCCCCGATGGCGAAGGCGCTTCGTTTGGCTGTTGGCGCACGGGCGAGGTTCACCAATGGCAAGCTAAACGCGACAAGCCACTAGCACCTGATGAGCAAGAAGCAATGCGCCGTCAGTTTGAAGAAGCTAAAGCCAAAGCCAAACAAGAGCTGGAAGAATCTTATAAATTGGCGGCGAATGAAGCCAAAGCCATTTATGACACCGCGCGTCCGGCATTAGAGCATGATTATTTGTCGTTAAAAGGCATTCGTCCGAATATGACTCGGATTTTTGGCGGAAAGTTAATCATTCCTGTTTATGGTGCTGACGGCAATCTGCAATCAATTCAGTCAATTTTCAGTGATGGCACAAAGCGTTTTCATGCTGGCGGCAAAATGCAAGGTGGTCATTGCTGGATCGGTGATCCAAAACAATCATCGGTCTTATTAGTGGCTGAAGGTTTCGCAACAGCAGACTCTTTAGCACAAGCCACAGGTTATGCGGTTTGCATCGCATTTAACGCTGGCAACCTCAAGCCTGTCACCGACATGATCCACCATCAATACAGTGACAAGCGGATGATTATCTGCGCGGACAACGACAAACACGGCAAAGGCGCTGAAAAAGCACACGACACTGGTTATGAATACATCGTCTGCCCTATTGATGGTGACTTTAATGACATGGCCACGCTACAAGGCTTAGACGCAGTTGCCAAAGCAATCAATGGCGTACCCACACCAAAAGGATTGCTTATATCAGTTGCCGACATGATGGCGGCTGTTAAAAAACCTGACTGGCTGATTAAGAACATTATTGAACGTGGCAGTATGAATCTCCTGTTTGGTGAATCAGGCGCGGGTAAGTCTTTATTTGCTTTAGACTGGGCTTTTTGCATCGGCAATGGCATCAACTGGCATAACCACAAAGTAAAGCAAGCAGCGCAAGTTATTTACATCGCAGGTGAAGGGCATCGAGGCTTGACGTTACGAATGAAAGCCTTGTCTCAGAAATACAACGAGCAACCTGAAAATATCTTTTTCAGCCAGCGATCAGTCAACCTTTTAGATGAAGCCGAAGCCTTAGCCATTACTAAGATTGTTGATGACATGAGCATTAATCCATCCATTATCTTTATTGATACTCTCCATCGAAACATGATTGGGGACGAAAACAAATCGGACGATATGGCAAAGTTTCTTAAATGCATAGAGTTGTTGATCAACAAAACAGGCTGTGCTGTCATGTTGGTTCACCATAGCGGGCATGGCGACAAAACCCGCGCTAGAGGCAGCAGTGCAATCAAAGCCGCTATGGATGCTGAATTCTGCGTTAGTAAAGAAGGCATGACTTCAATTATGACCTGCACCAAGTCGAAAGACTTTGACGCAGGACAAGACATTCGTTTTGGCATTTTACCTGTTGAGCTTGAAGGCGATCTTTATTATGACGACGATGAGCAAAAACAAATCACCAGCGTTTATTTGGAATACATCGGCTCGGCTGAAAAAGAATTTGAATTGAAAGGCAATGACAAGATTGTCTTAGATAGTATTGAGGCGGCTGTAAAAGAACACGGTGAAAGCGGTAAAGGAAAAACTATTCTTGGTGAAAACGAAACCGTTGTGAGTTTAGACCTTATTAAAGCGTATGTATTTGAAACCATCAACGATAAAAATAGATGGCGAAAAATGGAAGCCGCTTTGAAGTCATTGGTGAAACAAGGCTTGATTATGCAGGATGGTAACTATGTATGGATTACCTCACTTTAAAACCTCAGTGAGGTAATAGTGAGGTGAGGTAGTGAGGTTTGGCCTTCATTAACTACCTCACCTCACCTCACCCCCCTTTAAAGGGGTGAGGGGTGAGGTTGTGAGGCTGAGGTAAAAATTGAGTGACACTGTTTTGGTTTTTGTTATAATTTTTACAAGCTGTAGGAAGCTTACAAAAGAAAGATTAAACAAAAACCGTTTCCTTTGCTGAAGCCTAAATCTTTCAGGCTAATTCCTACCAGCAATCGAAACGGTTTTTTTTTATATGAGGAACTCACATGGTGAAACACAAAAGAAGCGCTCAAGATGCTGTGTATGATGTGCTGACTACACTCAAAGGCGGGATGGCTTTAACATCAAAAGAAATCTATAACGAACTGGAACCCGCAGACCAAGGTTTGTTTGTCGGCGGGGTTGACGGGGTAATGAAGTCGATTAACAAGTTACACACAAGAGGCTTGGTGGTAAATGGTAGTTCCGAAGTGGTCAACGGCAGGGTGGTTAAAACATGGCGGTTAAAAAATGAAGTTTCCACCGATAAACCTATGGACAATGCCGTGGCAAAAACCACTGAAACCGAAACAGCCTATTGTGGGAGCTTACCAAAGCACGATGGCATTGAAGCACCCGTTAATTGCCAAACTCCTGTCGAACAGATAATAGACGCCGCTCAAACAGTAATAGCTTTAGCTGAGGCTTTGCCAGACTTCAAAGTAAATAAGCAAGAAATTGATGTTTTAATTAGCAATTTGTTGTTTGTTAATGATGTGGTTAATCATTCTATTGCTGTTGTTAAGATTGACCCCGTTATTAAATACTTAAAAGGTTTAAAATAATGATACTGCAAATTAAATTACTGTCAGACACCGCACAAATCCCGGCTTACGCTAAACACGGCGATAGCGGCTTTGATCTACATGCCGATAATGCCGAGCCTATCGAAATCGGTGTTAGTTGCCGAGCTATTATCCCAACAGGTTTGGCGGTTGCTGTTGATGAATCGTTAGAATTACAGGTTAGACCAAGATCCGGTATTGCATGGAAACATGGCGTTACTGTACTTAACACCCCTGGCACTGTGGATAGCGGCTACAGAAACGAAGTGGGCGTTATTTTAATCAATCACGGCTCAGAACCTTTTATTGTTAAACGTGGCGATAGAATTGCTCAAGGCGTAATTGCGCCAGTCGTAAAAGCTGATTTTGTTGTTGTGTCAGAATTGCCAGATTCAGAGCGAGGTTTAGGCGGCTTTGGTCACACAGGCATATAAGATGTTAGCTAATCTTTTGTTAATTCTTTTAATCCCTGTTGCTATTTTTGCAGTAATAGGGATTGGCGTTGTTAATTTTATAATTGAGGCTTTGCTAGATGGCGAGCGTAATGAGTAGAGACGACACAAAAGCCGAACTTGATGAAGCGTGGCTAGATAAAGCGCTCAAACGCAGAGCAACTATGTCAGAAGTTGATGAGTTTGTTGAACGAGTGGCTATTTTAATTTGTGATGCTGGTTTTGAAGAACCAAGAGCAAGAACAATGGCGCTTGAGGAGTTGCTAAAATGAATGATGGCAATAAGTTTGACGACAACAAATTGAATTATGCGCTCATGCCTTGGAAGCCTGTTGACGAAATAGTCAGGGTGTTGATGTTTGGCGCTAAAAAATATGGCGCTGACAACTGGAAACAAGTTGCTGATGCACGCAGACGTTATTTGTCAGCCGCTTACCGACATATTAACGCTTATGCCGAAGGCGAAGTTGATGATGATGAATCAGGATTTAAACATCTTGCACATGCTATGTGCTGTTTAATCTTTATTTTGTGGTTTGATTTGAATGAAAAAAACTAAACTTATGGTGATTAATGAAGCCTAAGTTATTTAAAAAAAATGGCGTCTGGTTTTGCATGAGTGCAGAGTTGACAACTGTAGGCCACACAATATGCGCGGCTTACAGTTCTTGGGCTTGGGGTAAAAGGCTGGGCTTTAGAGATTCAATGTACGGTTGATTGCGTCACAAATTAAACGTACAACGTCAATGATTTTTAAGATTTCTAATGGATTCATGGCTGACAACTCAATATGCCGTGTTTCATCGTACAGTTAATTGTATAACTAACTGTTTTACCTTCCATTGCAGGCTCAACCGCTACTGGCACTTGTAACATTGCCAAAGCTGTATTGCCTGTCGCTGTTACACGCACAGGATGGTAAGCAGTTAGTTTGTTAATTGCCGATCCACTGGTGACAATAATTACAGCGTATAAGGTCATTTCAAGAATTGTTTTTTTGATTTTGTTAGATTTCATTAGCTAATACCTCTAAGCAATATTGAGCAGTATAAGGGATGCATGGCGATGCAACCCACATACGAACAGTTCTTTCATTAACACCAACAGTTTTGGCAAATTGGCGTTGTGATAATCTGGACTTTTCCAAGAGCTGACGGATATACGCTGGCTCTTGGTTATGACTAATAGCGTTAGGTAACATTTTTATTTTCTCCGGTGTATGTTGGTACGGTTGCTATTCTCTAGGAAAATAAATCCTAATGCAAGGGTTATTTTTCCTAATGTGTAAAAAAACTTGTAATCTGATAAGATGTAAAAAACAAATCCTCAATAATCAATGAGTTATGAAATTAACGCATAGCTGGAGATAACAACATGGCTACAGATTGGCCTGCAATTAAAGTCGAATATCTAAACTCAAACGCATCTTTACGCGAATTAGCGGCAAAACACGGAATAAACGAAGCAGGTGTTTTAGCGAGAGGCGCAAGAGAAGGATGGGACGAAGAACGTAAACGAATTCAAACAAAAGTCATCGCAAGAGCTAATAAATCTTTAGAGCAGAGCAGAGCTGAGCAACTAGTTAAGCTCAATAGAGATGACCTAGAAGCGGCAAACGCAATCAAGGCCAAGGCTAGGTCTATGCTAGACATGATCGAGTCTCCTAACGACCTGAGGGCGTTATCTGCATCGTTAGATACCGCGCAAAAAATAAGCCGTTTGGCATTGGGTGTTGAAACAGCTAAAACCACTTCAGAAGTGAGTGGCAAAATGGCGGTAACAAGTCTTGATCTTAAATCGCTCAGTGACGAAGAACTGGCGCAAATGGAAGCATTGCTCGACAAAACGTCAAAAGAATAATGTCCGCTAATCAGGATTTAAAAAAGCAAATCGCTTTTGAGCGGTCGAGACGGATAGCGTCTGGTTCGTTGTATCAATTTGTTAAGCAAAGTTGGCACGTTGTCGAGCCGGGCATTCCATTTATCCCAAGTTGGCATATAGAAGAAATTTGTGAACACTTGGAAGCGGTCAGCGCGGGTGAAATAACAAGGCTGTTAATTAACATTCCACCGAGACACTCCAAGTCTACCATCACGTCTGTTATGTGGCCTGCATGGGAATGGCTAACATCACCAGAGCAAAAGTTTCTTTGTGCTTCATATAGTGGGTCATTGTCAATTCGTGACAATCTTAAAACTAGACGATTAATTCAATCGCCTTGGTATCAAGAACGCTGGTCACATATGTTTGCATTAGCGGGTGATCAAAATGCTAAACAACGATTTGAAAACGATAAAACAGGCTATAGGTTAGCAACGTCAGTAGGTGGGACTGCTACCGGGGAAGGTGGTTCTCGTTTACTGCTTGACGATCCACATAGCGCCCAAGCCGCTCAGTCAGATGTGATTCGAAACTCAGATCTTGAATGGTTTGACATGGTGTGGTCAACCCGACTAAACAACCCAAAAGAAGATGCAATGGTCACTATCATGCAACGATTGCATGAGAAAGACATTAGCGGTCATATCATTGATGACATTGGCGGTTGGGAGCATATTTGTATACCCGCTGAATGGGATGGTGTTAAAAGATCAACTGTATTGGGCAACTATGACCCACGGCAAAAAGTGGGTGAGTTAATCTGTCCAGACAGGTTCGGTGATAAAGAGATTGATAACTTAAAAAAACTGCTTGGGCAATATGGGTCTGCAGGTCAGTTACAACAAAATCCATCACCCGCTGATGGTGGTATTCTTAAAACCAAATATTTTGAAATGTGGCCTGCTGACAAAGGATTGCCGCCGTTTGAATACATCCTGCAGTCCTATGACTGTGCATTTACCGAAAAATCCACAGGCGACCCAACAGCTTGCACAGTGTGGGCAATTTTTACGCACAATGGTGAGCGTAATGTCATGTTAATTGACGCATGGGAAGATCATCTAAGTTATCCAGATTTACGCAAACGGGCAATAAAAGATTGGGGAACTGAGTATGGCGGCATGACCAAAGACTCGCCTTACAGTCGAGCTAGACGGCCTGACAGAATACTGGTTGAGGCTAAAGCTAGTGGACAAAGCCTTATACAAGACTTGCGTTTAGCGAAAGTACCTGTTATCGGTTATAATCCAGGCAACGCTGATAAGATTAGCCGAGCGCACCAAGCATCGCCAACCCTTGAACTAGGTTTGATTTGGATACCAGAATCAGGCAAAAACAAAGGGCATTTTGTAAGCTGGGCGCAAGGATTTATTAAGCAGCTTGAAAAGTTTCCGGTGGCTGAACATGATGACTATGTTGATACTTTCTCTCAAGCTATCATCTATCTAAAAAATGATGGATGGTTTGAGCTGCCAAGAGCGAAAGATATTGATGAGCCGCGCATTAAACCTAAAGAATATGTAAACCCATACGCTATTTAAGGTTATAAAAATGACAGAGCGCATTGATAAAGACAGTTTGCCACTTAACAAGCCAAGACGCACACCAAACCATCCTACAAAGTCGCATATTGTTAAGACTATGGTAGACGGCAAAAAAAAGATTATCCGATTTGGCGAACAAGGAGCAGAAACCGCTGGTAAACCAAAAGCTGGTGAATCAGAACGCATGAAACAAAAGCGGGCATCGTTCAAGGCTAGACACGCCGAGAATATAGCCAAAGGCCCAAGCAGTGCCGCTTACTGGGCTGACAAAGTTAAATGGGCTGATGGTGGCTCAGTAGAAACTAAAGGTAATCGCATGGCAGAAGCAAGATCAATCCCTCAAAATGCAACACTTAGCAAATTAGCTGATTTACTTAGCAAAGCAAAAGACATCGGCAACAAAGTTGACCTATCAGTCATTGGTGGCTTGGGCGATCTAGTGGTTGGCGAAACACCGTCCGAGGTTGAAAACTGGTCTTACGGCAATTACCCAATCCAAGCAACTGAAATGGGTTTGCCGCAAATTAAGCGTGAACGCAAACAATCATTAGCTGATGCTGTTATGACATTAGCGCCTATAGCTAAGTTAACCGAGGACTTGCCTGCTGGTTTAGCAATTAAGGCTTATCACGGCACACCGCATAAATTTGACCGCTTTGATATGTCTAAAATCGGCACAGGTGAAGGCGCTCAGGCTTACGGGCATGGGCTTTATTTTGCTGAGAATCCAGGTGTAGCCAATGAATACGCCCAAACATTGTCAAAAAATGGAGCATTTGATGGCATACCGCAATATGAAATACAAAACGGCATTATGGGGCCTGAGTACATGATAAATGAGGTCAAAAAAGACGCAATACTTGCTGGAAATCACCAAAGAAGCGATAAGTTTTTAGACGTTGAATTTTCTAATACCGAAGATGCTTTAAAGTGGCTGCAAGAAAACAAAAAGATTCCAGAAGGTGCTTTGATTGAAAAAATCGGGGATCCTGGATATGAAACAACAATAGCCTATGGGCATGCACCGCAACTTTACGAAACATCCATCCAATGGCCTGATGCTGCTAGAGAAGCTGCCGACCCGCTAAGTGAGCATCATTTGCTGGATTGGGATAAGCCATTGAGTGAGCAATCATCAGAAATTCAAAAAATTATGTCTGAATATATGCTGGCAAATCCAAAAATGACTGGTCAGCAAGCTTGGAAATCAGCTATAGATAAAGTTGGAAATCCATTTTATCGGTTTGCTTCGCAGACAGGCCCATTTTTTTCTACTCCCGAATCCGCGGCTGCAAGATTAAATCAAATTGGCATTCCAGGCATCAAATACCTAGACCAAGGCTCAAGAGCTGGCGGTGGCACATCAAATTACGTTATGTTTGGCGACGAATACCCACAGATTGTTAATCGAGCAAGCAGCCTTGATGAGTTGCAACAGAAGTATGCAGGCGGTGGTTCTGTAATTAAAGCTGTTAAATCTATTGCTAAAAACTTAAACAAAGACCTAATTGAAAAGTATTTGTCTACTGGCCAGCTATCACCTGAAGAAATGGCGAAGTATGAAAAGAATGCTTTGAAAATGGAAACGCCTAATTTGCAAAGGTTTAATGTTGAAAATGCTATAGCGAACCCTGAAAGGGAAGCTTATGTTCAACAATTTGATCAACCTTGGTTACATGGGTCACAAAGACTTGACAGGGTTTTATCAAAGCCAGGATTAGATCCAAAAAAAGCAACATCAGGCCCAATGCCTTATGGAACCGATTCGCCAAAAATAGCATCAAATTACGCAACACAAAAAACAGATACATCATTAATTGATGATGATTTTAATTATTCACAAGCGTTTACCATCTCACCTAAAGAAATGGGTTTAAGAGGAAGTTCGCCTTATACAGTTGAGCAATCATGGCATTTCTTGCCTGAAAATGTTAAAGAGTCTATTAGAAATAACGCAACAAGAGTTGGATTAGAAGATTATGACCAACTTCTTGGAAATTTAACTTTGCATCCCGAAGGCGTTGAGCCAATAGCTACAAGCCATTACAACTATTTGCTAAAACAAAACAAAAACAATCCATTGTCTGCATTAAGGGATTACTGGATTGATTCAGGAAATTTATTTAATGAAGAAGAAAAACTAGCCGATATTTATAAGCTGGCTGGTTATCCATATCAAATAAGCCAAGAAACAGCGCCTTGGTATGAAGCAAAAGGTGTTTTAACAGGAAAATCAAGAATTACCAATCCGTTAGATACTTCTGATGTTTCAATATTAAAAGAAAGTGTAATTCCTGCTTTGAAAGATGCGTTTAAAACCGATAGATCCAGAACTAAAATTGGTGCAGATGCTTGGGATAAAAATTCAAGATTCACTCCAAAAGAATGGGTGAATGAGCTTGAAAAAGATATTGATGCTGGAGAAAACTCTTATGTTTGGACATCTATTCCTGACAAAGTTACAAATGAATTAAAAAACCTTGGTTACAATGGTATTTACGATACTGGTGGAAAGGTGGGCGGTGAAGGACATCAAGTTACAATTCCATTTCAGCCAAATCAAGTTCGTTCACGCTTTGCCGCATTCGACCCACTTCGAGCCGAAAGTTCAAGCCTACTAGCTGGAACAGCTTTAGGTGACTTGTTGTTGAAATACGCAAGCCCAGAGCAAAATGAAGAAAAGCCAGAAAATTATGCTCAAGGCGGCGCAGTGCAATATGACCCATCAGAAATAGACGCAATCATTAATGAACTTCATCAAGGCGAATATGGCTTGCGACCTGATCAAACTGAAAAAGGTCGTGGCTATTTAAACGAGTTAAAACGTCCTGATGGCGCTGTGATGACGGAGTATTCTATAGGCATGCCAATCAATGGCGTGGAAATGGATGTGCCAACATTGGTTCCTAATTTGACCATTGATGAAATTAAAAGCATATTGTCTATGCCTGAGCGGGGCAAAATACCAAGCTCAATTGTGCAAAAAGCAGCGGAACACGCTGAAAAGCGAGTAAATGCTGGCAAACCTGTATTTGCTACTCCTGAAGAATCTGAATTTGGTGAGAGATAAGAAATGACTGAAGAATTTGAAGATTTAAACGAAGATGATGCGGGTGAAATCGTTAACCTTGAGGACGAAAACCTTGAGGTTGAAGATACCGAAGATGGTGGTGCTATCTTACGTTTAGAAAACGAAGAAGATTTAAACCGTAATCTTGAACATTTCGCCAACATTGTTGATGAAGTTGATCGCGGCATGTTGGCTGAAGCTGTTAATGATCTGCTCGATAAAATTGAACGCGATAAAGAAGCTCGTGAAAAGCGTGATAAACAATACGAAGAAGGTTTGCGCCGAACTGGTTTAGGCGATGATGCACCAGGCGGCGCACAGTTCAACGGCGCTAATAAAGTTGTGCATCCAATGCTTGTTGAAGCTTGCGTTGATTTCTCTGCGCGGTTTATGAAGGAAATTTTTCCAACCAACGGGCCAGTTAAAAGCAAAATTCTAGGTGAACAAGAAAAAGACAAGGTAGAAAAAGCACAACGCAAAGCCGATTTTATGAATTGGCAAACTACCGAACAAATGCCAGAGTTTCGCAGCGAACTTGAACAACTATCAACACAGTTACCATTAGGCGGTGGTCAATATTTAAAAGTTATGTGGAATGGTCAGCGCAAACGTCCGATGACTGAATTTATTCCTATTGACGATATTTATTTGCCATTTGCGGCCACCAACTTTTATTCAGCAGAGCGCAAAACGCACGTTCAATACATCACTAAATTTGAATATGTGCGCAGAGTTAAGTCCGGCATGTATCGTGATGTGGATTTAGGCGCACCAGATGATCCTGATTTTAGCCAATCATCAAAAGCAAACGATAAAATCGAAGGTCGAAAAGATACTTCATACAATGAAGATGGTTTGCGAACAGTGTTTGAGGTTTACACTTACTTAGACTTTGGCGATGGTGAAGATCCTTATATCATTAGCATTGATAAATCCAGCAGCCAAGCGTTGGCATTGTACAGAAATTGGGAAGCTGATGATGAGTTGCGTAACGAGTTAGATTGGATTGTTGAATTTCCGTTTATTCCTTGGCGCGGTGCGTATCCAATTGGTTTAACACACATGATTGGTGGATTGTCTGGCGCGGCAACAGGTGCTTTACGCGCTTTGTTAGATAGCGCACATATTCAGAATATTCCAACTATGTTGAAGCTAAAAGGCGGCCCGGGCGGTCAAACTATCAATTTGCAGCCAACTGAGATCGCAGAGATTGATGGCGGCGCTTTGGTGGATGACATTCGTAAGTTAGCAATGCAAGTGCCATTTAACGGCCCAAGTCCGGTACTGTTTCAACTGTTAGGCTTTTTAGTTGATGCGGGTAAGGG